TCCGGCGTCATCCTGCGCATCCGGATATTAAACGGGCGCGGCGGCAGGTTATCCACCACCACCGAGGCCAGATACTGTGAAGTGGTTTTACCCTTAATGGTGATGTCTTTTTCCGTCACCCAGCCACCGTTACGCTGTATCTGAACCAGCAGGCGGACTTCCGACGGATTCCGGTCACCCTTTGAGGTGGTTTCCACCAGTGCCTGCACACCGAAGGTAAAGCGCAGACGGTCAATGTTTGCCGACGTGATGGTCCGGGTGATCGGCGTGTCATATTTCACTTCCGTACCCAGCACCGTCTCGGAGCCGGAGGATTCAAATCCCTCCGGCGGTGACTGCTCCTGCTCACCTGCCCGGAACACCACCGTGACACCGGAGATATTGGTATTCCCCTCACTGTCCAGCACTGGCGTACTGTTCAGCAGCACACTTTTTAATCCGTCCACCGGACCTTCAACCGGCCCTTCACTGATGGCGTCTATCACGCTCAGTATCTGGGATGATTTCAGGTTGTCCTTCGCTTCGCGCGGGGTATGCCCCTTACTGCTGCCTTTACCCATTCCTCACGCTCCAGAAACGACAAAACCGCCCGCAGGCGGTTTCACATAAAACATTTTGCATCAGCGACCAATCACCACAACCTGACCACCATCCCCTTCGTCTGCCGTGCTGATCTCCTGAGAAACCACACGTGACCCCACGCGCATTTCCCCGTACAGAACAGGCAGAACATTACCCTGGGCAACCATGTTATCCAGTGACGAGAAATACGTGTTCTGTTTGCCGTTATCTGTACTGGCTGCCGTGGGCGTCCTGGCTTTCGGTGCCAGCATCTGAGCCACACCGCCGAGCACCATACTGGCACCGAGAGAAAACAGAATGCCGGTCATACCACCGGCACCAATGGCAGCCCCCCATGCTGCAAGGGTGGCTCCGGCGGTAAAGAATGATCCGGCAATGGCGGCTGCTCCCAGGACAATCTGGAATACACCACCTGACTTGGCCCCGGCGACTCTGGGAACAATATGAATCACAGCGCCGTCAGGCAGAGCCTCATGTAACTGCGCCGTTAATCCGGACGTGCTGACATCCTGTCCGGCAATACGCACCTGATACCAGCCGTCGCTCAGTTTCTGACGAAACGCCGGGATCTGCATGGCCAGCGCCCGGATGGCTTCGGACCCCGTTTTCACTCGAAGGTCGATGCGGCGGCCAAATCGTTGTAAATCCCCGTAAAGGCAGATGCGTGCCATGCCCGGTGACGCCAGAGGGAGTGTGTGCGTCGCTGCCATTTGTCGGTGTACCTCTCTCGTTTGCTCAGTTGTTCAGGAATATGGTGCAGCAGCTCGCTGTCACCACAGTAAATGGCGGCATGATTCGGCACCGATGAACCAAAACAGCACAGCAGCACATCGCCCGGCTGTGCCGCTGACAACGGCACCTGATACAGCCCTGTGGCCTCCAGATTATCCAGATAGAGATTCTGACCGTGACGCCACCAGTCATCCTCGCGATGAAAATCCGGCATCTCAATCCCCGCCAGATGGTAAGCATCCCGGAACAGCGTGTAACAGTCCGTCACCCCGTGCTCAAAGCGCCGCCCGGAAAGATGTGGCACACAGCGGAACTTGTGAATCGCCCCCCGGCAAACCAGCCACCACGGCAAATTACTCTGCACCTGCAGCCGCCGGTCAGCCTCACTCAGCCAGGGCAGACCACCGGGGTGGCTGTGGACCAGCGCCACAATCTCACCCTGCATCTCTGCCCGCAGCCAGTCCTCCGGTGCGATACGAAAATACGCCTCCGGCTCTGCGGAAATATTCACACAAGGGATATACCGCTCCCCCTCCGGCGTGCTTATCACGAAGCCGCACGACTCCGCAGGCGCACACCGCCGGGCATGCGCCAGAATCGCTGATTCAGTCTGTGTCATAAACCGGGATTTACTGCGAAAGTTTGTTAATGGAAAGGAAGCCGCCAAAGTTGCCGACGTTATTGCGGAACTTACAGCCACTCAGGCATTTGCTGCATTTATCCTTCGTGATATCGGACGTCGGCTGATCATATTCATCCGCGACCGCCGGACCGCTATAACCGCACTCATCGCCGCGATAGGTCCAGGTGCAGGTGTTGGCCAGCATGATACGTCCCGGAAAAACAGCGCCGTCCGTTTCCGTCGGCGTGGACAGTACAAAGGAGGCACTGACCGCGCTCAGTTCGCTGCACTGCTCGATGCGCCAGCGGCTGATCACCTCCTGCTCCGGATCGGCGTCACTGTTTCCGTTGACGAAGTTCACCGCATCCAGAAAACGGGCGTAAACCTTACGCCGGACCACCGTTCCGCCGACCAGACTCTGCAGATCTTCCGCCATCCCGGTGACCATGCCGTACAGATTAGAGACTTTAAGCGTTGGCCTAGCACTGGCTCCTTTGCCGTTCATCTCAAATCCGCTTCCCTGAATGGGATAAGCCTGATACTGCCGCCCCTGCCAGGTGACTGGTTCACCTTTTTCGTTCTGCTCATTACAGAAGAAATAACGATCTCCGCCGACCTCTGTCAGATCAATTTCCCAGAGCACGACCAGCGCGGATTGCTCCGTTTTAGTGCACTCATTGAGTGTTTCCTGCTGTATATCCTGCATCAGTGAGTGACCTCTTCAAAGGTACAGTTAAAATCGGTATACATGGCATTATCCGAAATGCTCCACTCCCTGCAGACAACCCGGACAGTCCTGTTGTGTTTTGGCGGACGCCACAAAAAAGCACGAATCCCGGCATGACGGGATAAAAAACTGTCCAGCGCGGCACGGGAATATTCATCTGTGACACGAAATACCGGTTTAAACGTTTTCAGATCCGCATTCAGACCACCAGCCCGTCTCTGTTCATATCCGTCACCAAACTTTACCGTAATAACTGATGGCTTTCGTGTCGTCTCCATCCCCTCACGGGGGATCCAGTTAAAAACTTCAGGCTCAGGCACTGTACAATCCTCCATCCCGACGCGATGACTGCATAATTGACACAACCCTGCTGTCGATCAGATCCACCAGTCCCCTGGCTGAGCGCGCATCTATCTCGCCATTGCTCCCTTGATTCTGAATGCTGATGTGATACACGGGAGAATAAACAACCCCCCCGCCACTATTCACATTGCCAATGGCTCTGACCCCAAGAGAGCCGTCCGCTGCCCGTGTCAGTGGCATGATAGCTTCAGGCCCGGCCTCGCCCATCAGCCCGGCACCTTTCGCAAAAGCAAAATACGTCGGTGTATCCACAATAGTGTTACTGTAAGCACTCAGATTTGCCGATGTGTAAACACCACCTTTTGCGTTTGCCACCGCCCCCGAAATCCATCCGCCGACCGTACCAAGCCACCCTCCGGCACCGGAGAGTGACTTCAGTCCGTTAACAATGGCCGCATTCATCAGAATTTTTGAAACTTCCTGGAGAATTGAACTCCCCCAGTTTCTCCAGTCCACAACATTTCCGGCCAGCGCATCGGAAATATTTGATACCAGCCCGTCCATAGTGGAAACGACAGCATCTGCCGCCTGCGAAGCATAATCGGTGGCACTGTCTGCCCAGTTGGTCAGCCCCTCCTGGAGTCCTGCATTCCAGTTATTACGTAAAGCATCGGCCTTTGCATAATAATCCTGCTGATCGCTGAGACGCTCTTCCAGATATTTTTTATTCAGTTCTTTCTCCTGTTTCCACAGGGCTTCTTCAATTTCTCCGGCCTGATACTGTCTCAGCAGCTCGTTATTTTTCTGCTCAAACTCATGCCGGATACTCCACATTTCCTGGAGTCGTTCACGCATCCGTGAGCCTTCACCATATCCCAGTAACTGCGCGTCGTTAGACGCCCGGGTACTGGCATTACTGTCCGCCAGGCTGCTTTCATACGCAGCAAGCTGCTCACGAATCTTTTTCTGGTCGATGAGTGCTGCATTCTGCAAAAGCGTTTTTTTCTGCGCTTCTGACAGGGTTGATAATTCGCCCTGACTGACCTGATATTTCATCTTAGCCAGTTCAGTATTCTGCCCTGCCAGTGCTATCTGTTCTTTTTGCTGTTTAATCAGCCGTTTATAAATATCTTCTGTTTTTTCCGCTTCGGTCTTTTTATGCGCTTTGGGTTTATTTGCCTGGTTATTTCGCCAGGCATCCAGTGAGTTATTGATATAATTCTGTCTGGCTGTCTGATACGCCTCTCCCACAAAGCCGAGATCATCCGCAGCATAGCCCAGTCGGGCACGCTCACGCGCTTCCCCCTTAAGGCGGGACAGAGCCAGTTCGCGCTTGCTGTTATTCAGTGCGGTCTGCTGTTTATCATCCAGGGTTGCCTGTGGTAGCCGTAACGGTACATTCACCAGCCCCTGTCGCTGCTGAAGTAATTCATTACCAAGCCCAAGAAGGCGATTAAACTCGGTATGCTGCCCATTCATGATCAACAGGGACTGATACGCTTTGTTTTGTTCCGCCGCCTGTTGACGGATCAACGCAACCCGCCGCTCCTCCAGCCCGGCAAGCACATCCTGAATGGATTGCGCTTTGCCCTGCATTTGTGTGAGACGGGACTGTTCAACTGCCAGTTGATTTGTTGCTTCTGCAAGCCCTTCTGTGACTGTTTTTACCGACGTCATGTGGTTAATCATAAAACCGTTATCGGTTGTCCAGCCCGGGTTTGCCAGCACATACTGATAGCCAGCAATTTTTTCCTGTAAGGATTTAATCTTACTTTTCTGCTCGTCAATTAACCTGTTTTGCTCATCAAGTGCCTGCCGCGTCTTTTCCTCATTATCTGACGCTTCAGGAAGCGACATTGCCGACGTTTTCTGGCGAATTTCGTCGATTGTTGCGGCATACTGGCGTGCAGATTCTCTGGCCTGCTCCTGATTCTGATACATCGTGTACCAGGCCGCGGCCCCCAGCATGACAAGCCCCGGCACCCCACCAACCAGTCCCAGTGCTCCACTTAACAGACGACTTCCCACTGACGTGACAGTATTCAGCGTTGTCTGTGCTGCTGTTCTGGCCGCAATATTACGGGTAAGTGATGCCTGGGCAGCAGCCAGTTTCGCTTCTGCGGCTGCCTGCCTTTCGGTACCGCGAGCAGCAACAACCGCCTGTTGCGCACGATAAACCGCCGCACGCGCCCTGGCTGTTGCTATCTGTGTCCCCCGGAGCTGCGCTTCCGCAAGAGCCACTTCGTTTCTGGCTGCAGTAATTAATCCGGCAGTTGCAGATCCAGCAGAAGACGCCATATTGCCAAAATATCGGGCTACCCCGACGGCAACCAGAGCACCGGCAGCGGTTGCCACAGTGTCAATATTGCCTGCAATACCATTCAGCACACCGGAGAGCGTCTTCGTCACTCCGCTTGCCTCGTTCGCACCACCAACCCAGGCCATAAAGGCGTTTTCAACTTTGGTTGCAGAGGATGAAACCGTATCAGGCATTGCCGCATATTCATCACGTAATGCCCCAAGCTGACTAATCAGTGCAGGAACAACCTTATCGGCGGTCAACTTTCCGTTATCCGCCATGGCCTTCAGATCCTTACGGGCAACCCCCATTCCCGCAGCCAGCGCACGAATAACACGATCGCCGTTCTCATTCACCGAGTTAAACTCTTCACCGCGCAGCACTCCCTGCGCCAGTGCCTGACTGAACTGCGTGATCACCGAACTGGCTTCTGCTGTACTGGCACCGGATAATTTCAGGCCCGTGGAGATCGCCTCGGTGACTTTCAGTACCTCCTCAGAACTGTAACCATACTCCCGCATGGAAGCTGCAGAACGGGCAAAAAGGCTGGCGTTATCAGAAAACGCCGTCCCCGTTCTCTGGCTGATCGCCATTAATTCACGCTGTGATGCCTGAAAATCATCACTGGACTGTGAGGCCTGCTTCAGACGGGCATTTACTGAATTCCACTCATCGGCGAAAGAAATAAGATGACCGGTAGCAAAAGCCCCGGCAAATGCCCCCGCCATATTCAGTGCCGAAGATTTAGCTGTATTTATCTGATCCGTCACTTCTGCCAGTGCACGCCGCATTTCACGGGATGCAGCAGCGGACTGCCGGCCTCCGTTCTGCATGGTACGGTAGTAATCCTGCCCCATACGCGAAGCCCGGGAGATCTCTGACTGGAATGACCGGGAATTTGCCGAGATTTTAATAATCAGTTCACGTAATGTCGCCACACTCATTCTCCGGACGAAAAAAAACCGCCGAAGCGGTTATGTTGACTCACTGAGACACTATTAAAAGCGCGTTTTCCAGTCCGGCAAATGGATCTGATACGCCTTCTGTCTGCTCCTTCTCCCACTGAAGAAGCGCATCATTCAGTGGCACTTTGACCCCCTGCGCACCGTAAACAGCTGAAACAATCTGGGCAGCCCGGATATCAGCCCGTTCGTCCCCCAGCGGGCTGAACCTGTCAAATTCTGCCCACATCATGATTTCTGATGCGGACATTTCCCGGCGTAACTCTGACAATGTGCGCCCCATCCTGAGCGCCAGCATCATCAGAAAACGCATCCCCGGAAGCGCTACTTTTTTTTAACCTCGCCGGCATCACTGATCAGTTCCAGAGACTGCCGAAGAAGCCGCGCATGCACCGGGCCATACACGGCAATCACCTGTTCACGATCATCCTCTGAAAATACGGGTTGCAGTCCGGTATCACACAGAACATCAATGAACAGTTCAACATCTGCCTCCAGATTTCGGCGGGCGCGCTCCGCAACGGATAACGGTGTCTCATCATCTTTTGCTTTAACGATCTCCTGCCAGCGCAACCAGGCTTCTGCAGAAGGTTCCCGTAACACAACCGTTGCTCCCTCCCATTCAGGCACATCAACGGTTTTATGGCGAAACCCCGACATCGTTGCCAGTGCCAGATTACGGATATTTTTAGTCATCACATCCATCCTCATTAACTGACGGTTACAGTGCAGGAAGTGGAGGTCACTTTGTTAACCGGGCTTGCTGAATCAGAAATCTCGCAGGTATATGCACCCGCATCACCGGATACTGCCGATGCCTTACTGAACGTTGCCGCCGTCTGTCCGGAAACAGGAGAACCACCTTTCTTCCAGACATAAGAATAAGGCGGCACACCACCCGCAGCCTCAACCGCCATTTCAAGTTTCGCTCCGGAAGCAACCCGCAGCGTGCTTTTTAAATCGGCCTTCACTTTCAGCGGCTCTGTCGTCAGCACAGGTTTACCTTTCAGGCGCAAGGAAAACGTTGCAGCCACAACACCATTGGTTCCTGCAGACCAGGTATGCTGACGCACCTCTGCCATAAAGGTAAATCCGTTGCCTGACGGAAAAATAACTTTAAAGCCATACGTGGTGTCATTGTCATAGGCACTGCGCAACGCGTTCTGGGCAGCATTCAGATAAAAGTTGCCTGACATGGAAATCTCTGAAGCAGCCCCAAGGCCGTTAATATTTTCCTGCTCAACAGAACACAGCGTGGTGACATCAATATCCTGCTTTTGTCCTGCGGTAAACTGCACCTCTTTGATTGTACAGCTCAGGCCAAGATAGCTGGCAGAATCCAGGGTTTCTGCTGTTACCGGTGCAGACGAAATCATAATTTTCGTCAGTTGCGAACGCTCAAAATTAGAGGACATACTCGTCTCCTGAAAATAAAAAAACCCGCCAGCGGCGGGTGGGTAAAATCATTAATGACCTCAGGCTATTACTTGGAATTCAAGCGTGGCTCTGCTCAGACGGGAGTCAGGATCATAACCCTGCGTTTTAGAAATAACGGAGGGTGCCAGTTTTCTTACCGCATCAAGCGCCTGCTCACGAATATTATCTGCGTCATCAGGTACTGTCGCCCAGACATCGATCTGCACGGTAATTCTGGATTCAGCCTGCCCATCAAGCACATCAGATGCCGTGTCAGACACCACAGAAAACACCAGCCACGGCGGAGATACCGCAGGCTTTCCCTCCGTCAGTGGGACCACATAAGGATAAACCTGTCCTCCGGCCAGCTGAGACAACAGGGAATACAGTGTGGCCTCTCTCATTTACTTAAGACCTCATCAATAGCCTGATTCATTCGCTGTATGGCAATCCGTGCTGCCAGTTCCTCTGTCGTATCGAAAGCCGGGCGAATGAATGGATGCGCGGGCATGTTTATCGTTCCCAGCTCCACAAAGCGCCAGTAAAATGCATTTCGGGGATCGCTGGCTTTCATGCTGTTATCACTGTTTCCGGTTCGCAGGTTCCGTCCGCGAATGTGGACACCCGAGATAATTTCCCCCCGACGCTTTGAACGCTGAGTGAGAACAACCACATTTTTCTTCAGTTTCCCGGTTCGCTCCGGCGCACGTTCAACAACTGCATCCCGCATAACTTCAGCACCGGCACGGGTGGCATCGCGCAGAACCTTATTGTTTTCTGCCCTGCTGAGCGTCTCCAAATCCCGTGCAATATCCGCCAGGCCGGAAAAATCAAGACTGAAATCCATCACACATTCCCCTTCAGGCTGCAGAGTATTTCAAGCCGGGTAGCGCGTGCATCCGGTATTGGTGGACCTTCTATACCCAGAATGGCCCCTTTAAATGCACCGGTCAGCACTTTCAGACGTGAAGTCGCTGTCACATCGCGCCGGAATCTCATCCAGACTCTGACCGTAGCCTGAGCGGTTTCTGCTCCGCCTGAGATTATCTCCCTCCCGCTGATACCCTTAACTTCTGCCCATACGGTAGCTCCCTCCGTCACCGTCTCCACCGGATGCCCTGACGGAGAGCGGGCGGTGGTGACATTCAGAATAATTACGCGATCACGTAATCTGCCCGCCTGCATGTCTCCTCCTACAAAGGAATAAAACGATAAGGCTCCAGCAGAGAAGAAAAACCAAACGGGACTGGTGCCTTGCTGACATCTGAGGAATTTTCCCGGTTTTCGTACCAGTGCCCGACCAGCAACATGAGCGCCAGCAAAACATCATCAGCTATAAGCACCCCTTCAGGATCACCTTCCGGCACCGTCTCCTCATAAAGCTTACGGTTGATAAAATTTTCTGCCTTGCGGCAGGCAGCCCGGAAATACAGCATCAGTAACTCATCATCAGTTGCATCATCTGTATCAATACGGCACTGCGCCCTGAGTTTTTCCACTATTGCTGCCATCAGAAACTCCTGCCCGCAACACTGTGCGGGCATAAAAAAACCGCGTCGGCGCGGTCTGTAACTGAACAACGAGTGGTTATTTGCCAGTGAGCGCCTTGATGGCTGCCACATCTTCCAGCACACAGTCAAAACGATGGAAAGCCAGAAATGCCACCTGATCAAACTCAGCATAACGCTCAACCAGACGTTTCAGTTCCATATAAGTAACGCGGCGAATGATAAAGCGGTTGAAATCCCCCAGGAAAATGAATTTTTTTCCGGTACCAATCCCGTCAATAGCCTGATCAATAACATAAGGGATCCCCAGCACAGTAGCCGGCGTACCGCCTGCAATATCCGGCAGCCATAACGGGCGTTTCTGTCCATCCTCCATCTCTTCAATAGTCTGCAATGTGGCATCATTGAATGCCCAGCGGTATTTCGGCCCACCACGATATGCCGGATCAATGGCATGTTTCAGGGCATTCATTTCTTTCCAGGTGAAAGCGGCAGAGGCTGCAGTCTGGATGATTCCCGTCACCGACGCTGCCAGCCCTTTTGGCTGTAACGGTGATCCCGTTCCGGTCCCCTGAACCAGATATTTCGCCTCTCCACGACCAATACGCTGGGCAATACGGTTTGCCAGATAAGATTCAATATCCACCCCACTGTCCTGGAGCAGCTCATTGGACACACGAATTATTTTTGATGACAGCTTTTTAGCCCCCAGAATAGCGGTCCCGAACGTCACATCCTGTTCCGTTGCGGCTGTATTTTCCGCCAGCAGTTCGCCCTCTTCAGTCGTGCCATCAGACGTTGACCAGGTGATATCCTGCCCGGTTGATGTGGTCAGAAGTTGCGCAACACTGGCAATCCCGCCATAAGCCTTCATGGTGTCAATGATTTTGTTACGCATCTGCGTGGGCACCGTATATCCGCCCTGAGAATCCGTTGTTACACTCTGAGCCCGCAGTTCACGCATCAGATTACGCTCTTCAGCATTCAGTTCTGCAAATCCGGCACGCAGAAAACGGTTAAATGCCGCAGCGCGCTTCTCTTCCACCGCCTTTTTCCCGTTCTCCGCCTCATTATTCTGGCGCTCTTCCGGCCCGGACTCATCCACATATGCCTGATCCTGACGGCGCAACTCTTCTTCACGGGCGATTTGCTCATCCAGCGCATCCAGCTCAGCTTTCGCCCTGTTCCACTCTGCCCGTTGCTCATCAGTCCATGCGTTATCACCAATTTTTTCATGCAGTGCACGCATATCCTTTGCAATGGTGTTTCGTTTTTGCTTCATCTCATGAAGTTTCATCGTCAGTAGTATCCTTATGCATTAAGAAGGGTCAAAAGACGCTCACGCGCCATTCGTTCGTTAACAGCTTTCTTCAGCGCACCACTCGCCCGCGCTTCCTGCCAGGCTTTCATTGAGCGGACACCAGAGTCTGCGTCCTGATAGGCCGGATATGTCACCGGGCTGACGTCATACAGACGAGAAATGCGCGTGATTTCCCGGATAACAATCCCCTCGTCGTCTTCATACCAGCTCTCTCCATCACGAGCGACGCGAAACGCGAACGAGGACTGATTAATGTCACCACGCAACATTGGTGACAGCACCAGGTCACAAATCGTCGGCGTATCCGGTGCAACAATGTCGTAACGCAAACCACGTTCATCCACTGATAATGACAACGTGCCGGCAGAACTTCGTCCGAGAATGAAATTAGGATCATGATTAAACAATCCACGTACATCATCATTCAGCACGTCGTCAAAAGCCCCCGGCTTGATGATTTCACGAAATCCCCACAGAGGTTCTGAACGACTGTTAAATACCGAGCCATACCCCAAAATATGAGTCGGGGCATTATCATATTGTTCTGCCCGCACTTCCCCGCTGTAACAGCGCGTTTCACGGTCATTCATCGTTCTTTTCCTCTTTGCCTTTCGTATCTTTAAAATCATTCAACGGATTTGCTGCATTTACGCTGACCAGCATTTCATCCAGACCATCAACCGGGTTCATGTCCTCAAATGCCCTCGCTTCATTCCGGCTCATCCAGCCATCTGTAATGGCAAAGTGATAAAACTGCGCACGCTCCTGTGGAGTCCCGCGGAGCAATCCTGTAAGGTTGAAACGAACGTAATACCCGGCAGCCCGTTCTGTGCGGGTAAACAGGCGACGGTTAAGCTCCTGCTCCCAGTTCGCAACCCAGGGCATCATCGTGTAGCGAACAAACTGAATCGCCTGCTGTGTAATATTCGAAAATGTGGCTTTTTCCAGGTCATTAATCATGTGCGCCGGGACATTAAAAATTCCGGCAATCATCGACCGGTTCAGCTTGGTCATATCAATGATCTGAGCATCCACCGGAGAAACTGTCAGGGCACGGTAATCCAGTTGCGCAGGCAGCAGCATGGTTTTATTTTCCTGACTGCGAAGCGCTGTCACCGCCCGCTGCCACATATTCTTGAGCCTGCTCCAACTCTGTTCGTTCAGTTCATTTTTCACAGAAATAATCCCGGCAGGACGGGCATTACCGTTAAAAAAAGCACTGGTATACTGCTGACCACTCATTCCCATACCAATGGTTTCAGCATGCTGCATGATCGGACTCAGTCCCATTTTCTGATTGTTTCCCAGCGCCCTGATATGGATCATGTCGTCCGGACTTACCGCAAATGCACCCTCTTCGTTATACACACCGTAGGTATGACGCCCTCCAGTGTTAAGTAACGTGGTTTCCCATGGCATACAGCATTCAAGACTGGTAACCTCGCCACGACGATTACGTTTCACCCACGTATAACCATTGCCCCACCCCAGCACATGACGCTGCTTCAGTTCCCGCCACTTATAGCTGGTCTGCCAGGCATTCGGTTCATCATGAACGAGCCAGAACAACGGGTGATCGCGTGCCGGCTGAACATGCTCATTCGTTTTTCGCATCACATGCAGGGGCATCTGAGCCACACTGGATGAAATAACATAAATACAGGCATAGACAGCAGCCAGCCTCATGGACGTTTCCGGACTGACATACACATCCCGGGCAAAAATATTATCCGTCTCAGCGGCCTCTCCGGTTACCGGAACCGAGGGATTTTCCAGAGGCTCACTGCGAAACAGAGCATCAAGAAGCATGTTTTCTCCTCATGGACACCACCAGTGCATAAAGCAGCAACAAACAGCCAGACAGCATCAGAGACGCTGGCAGACCTGCATACAGATAAACGCCAGCAGTGAGCAGACCGAAACCGATCAGCCCGGTCATATCAGTAATAAGCTGTTTCACAGAATTAACAGGTCCTCATCAGGATCAAGCGTGGACAGAAAGTCATTCACGCCCCCGCCATTTACCAGAAAGCGGCTCATGGCTGTAAAAAGCGCAACAGGGCCGTCGATTTTGGCTTCCGGCGTGGATTTATTCGGGAAGATGTTGTCGTTTTTGTCCGGTTTTACAGTAACGTTAGACATCATCCAGTTCATGACCGGATGATTGCTGTGATGGAAACGCCCGGCATAAACCAGTGATTCCGTTTCCTTCATGGCCTCTGACAGATTGCGGACCGTCTGCGGAACCTCCACCAGCGGTATCCCTTCTTCAGCCAGTGCCAGACTGAACTGCATTGCGCTCCACGGGTCAAATCCCAGTTCCCTGAGGTTTTCACCGCCAATCCATTCCAGTAAGTCACTTTTTATCTGAGCATGATCGATAACATCACCATCCGTCAGGATGAGCTTATCCATCTCCGCCCACTTCCGGTAAAGTTCTGCCTGCTGCCGCGAGCATCGTTCCAGCCGTCCTTCCGGAAGCCAGAATTTAAAATCAGCATGAACATGTCCGTTATCGGTTCGCCAGAGTTTTGCCGCCGCACAGATATCAATCTTATGAGCAAGGTCGACGCCGACCCACATGGGATATGTTTTCAGCTCATGTTGTGGAGCAATGTATTCGCACTTCTCCCACTTAATCATATCCATCCAGGCAGATTCGGCAGTGACCCACACATTCATGTGTTTGGTAAAAAAATTCACCCGCGCAGAGACCTGCTCCTTCGCTTTTTTCGCCAGACGACGCAGATCATCCCAGCGTTTACAGATGCCCAGGCCAGGATTCGCTTTCTGCCAGACCGTTTCATCAAACGGATCATCTCCCTCATCGAGCGTGTAAATGATCGCAAAGTAAGAGTCGTCTTTTACAGCGCCCTCCACGTCGCTGTTATAGCCTCGCAATACCTTGATGGCGTAATCACGCTGCTCGTAACAAATCCCTTCCTTGTTAAAGCCAGCCGTGGTGATACCAAATAACAGGGACTGCAGACGGGCACCGGTTGCCGTTTCCAGAACGTCCCACACGTCGCGGGTTTTATGTGCATGCAGCTCATCAATAATGGCGCAGTGGATGTTCAGACCGTCCAGGTTGTTTGCATCCGAGGAAAGCGGTTCAAATTTTGATGCGCTCTGCTCCTGGTAAATCGCCAGCTTGTTGAAATCAAACAACCGCCCGAGTGTCGACCGGGCTTTTCTGACCATATTTTTGGCGTCTTCAAACACGATTCTGGCCTGGTCACGCGTGGTTGCGGCTGAATACACCTCAGCTCCGCCTTCACTATCTGCCCCCGTCATATACAGGCCGATACCCGATGACAGGGTTGATTTTGCGTTTTTACGGGCGACTTCGTTGTACGCCGTCCGGAACCGGCGCACCATCACCGGACGTCCGCTGCCATCGCTGCGCATGACAACTTCCCCGGTTTCTTCATTGACCAGCGGAATGACAAAACCAAAAATATTAATGAGGATAAATACATGCCAGTCCATCAACTCAATGGGCTGGCCTGCCAGTGCCCCTTTTACATGAGGCACAAATTTGTAGAAATTCAGGATGTGCTGCGCACGGGGTTCACTGAAATAAATCCCCCGCTTTTCGCCGTACTTCAGATCATCAAGAAAACGCTGGCAGGCCAGGCGGACAAATTCGCCAGCAACAATTTCTCCTGCAACAACACGTTCGGCGTAGCGGATCCCGTCAGCCACTTTTGCCATCAGTCTCTCGCTTTTAAAAGCTCTGCCAGCGGATCAACATTATCCGGTCCGGCGGTATTTACTTTTGCCCGGCTTGCCGGTGACATACCAAATTCTGCAAGCATCGCCCGGATCCGCTTCCAGGCATCCGCTTTCATCGCAGCAGCCGGGTGTGCCTTAATCAGCACATCACCGTTCTGCGTTTCCGAGCGGTAGGTGTACCCCTCAACATCGAGTGTTTCGCAGTGATGCCGGTATTCGGTATAGGCTTCCACCAGTAGCTCAAGCGCACGCGCATCAAGCTGAGAAATGATCCCTTCCGCATTCAGCTCTTCCGCCATTCGCCTGAACCAGTACTTCCCCTGCGCCCCTAAATGTTGCGGAATTTTAGGGAGACCTTTTTCATCCTTTTTAGCGGTTTTTTTGAGGTCTTTAACTGGCCGCTTTGAGGGGTTGCCTCGTATCAAATGCAGGCGTGGCGGGGTTTTCGGGGGTCCAGACATAATCGGTTTTACCTATCAATCATTTAATCACATTCCAAAAAAAAGTTTTCGAACCTGCGGCGATGCGAGGAAAGGTCAGGCGGCGGTACTGAGCAGCCAGGGTTGCAGAGATTTGACCCGCCCCTCCCCTACAGATGGGAACTGTTATCAATTGATGCGTTCGCGCGCTGTTTTTGCTTTATGACAGGGCCAGCACAGACTCTGCAGGTTACTGTCTGCATCCGTGCCACCATGAGCTTTCGGAATGATGTGGTCCACAGTTCTGGCTTCAACGGCTCTCCCATTGCGCAGGCAGTTCTGACACAGATGATTATCACGCTTCAGTATGCGCGCACGTATGGCATCCCATTTCGAGCCATAGCCACGCTGGTGGCGGCTCAGTCCGCGTTGATGCTGTACCCATCCTTCGCCACGATGTTTATCGCAGTAACCAGAACTGTCTGTGGTTGTACCTACACATCCACGCTTACGGCAGGCGCGTGGGATTCGTGATGGCATAAATACCTCATACCCTGCGAAATGTTTACCACGATAAAAAGGCTACTTAATGCACTGAGTGCGGATATACTCCTGTGCCCCTTCCAGTTGCATCTGCATCGTCATCAGCCGCTCTCTGAGGGTGAAATAATCCCGTTCAGCGGTGTCTGCCAGTCGGGGGCTGGTTGCATTATCCACGCCGGAGGCGGTGGTGGCTTCACGCACTGACTGACAGACTGCTTTGATGTGCAACCGACGACGACCAGCGGCAACATCATCACGCAGAGCATCATTTTCAGCTTTCGCATCAGCTAACTCCTTCGTGTATTTTGCATCGAGCGCAGCAACATCACGCTGACGCTGCTGCATGTCAGCGATGGTGGCGATCGCCTGCTTCAGCTCACTGACTTTTTTATCACGCTGTTCTTTGTAGGCGATGGCGTTATCACGGTAATGATTGACCGCCCACGACAGGCAGACGATGATGCAAATAACCAGAGCATAAATAATCGCGGCGACTCTGCTCACTGATCTATCCCCCAACAGGCTAATGCGCTTTCCTGGTCACGACGAATAACCTGTCCATAGCAGTTATTTGAACGTATGCGGCAATCGCGCCCACCATCTTTTATCCACCAGCGAATCGCCTCGCATGCGCCCTTACGATCACCGGCATTCAGCCGCTTATAAAACGTCGACGGAAAACACTTACCGGGGCCAATGTTATAGGGACAGAATGACGCGATACCCGCTTTTTGTGGTTCGGTCATTGGTACTTTAATATTGCGCTCCACCCATGCCAGCGCCTTATCACGCTCAATGGCGTTGACCTGGTCGCATTTTTCCTTCGACAGTTTCATACCGGGAAAAACGGGTTTTCCATCCACCATCGTGGCACCCCGACAGATGGTCCAGATGCCGGCCCCATCGCGGTATGCCGTTGTGTGGTTACCTTCTTTTTCATCCAGAAACTGGTCAAGTATTTGAGGAGCAGACGCACCTGCAGCAATCAGCGCCAGAACCGCAGCTGACAGGCCGTATTTGATTTTTGCGCTCATGGATATTTATCAGGATGCTACCAATGAAAGATACTGGAAAGCCAACTGCAAAAAGCTAACAACCTGTAATCGAGTTATCAGAACTGTTAATTTTTATGGTATACCGCGCCTCTGAACAGGGGCGCGTTTCTGGCAACAGCTCGTCCCCTTCACATAACCCGGCAGCAACATCCAGGAAGACCTGTCTGATGCTCCTTCTGGCTGCTGCCTCATAAAACTCCAGCGCTGCACCTTCAACACGGTCCAGCGAGATGTCCAGGTCAAAAATTTCACCGTCAAAGCGTTTTTTGTCCCGTAACGCTAAAGTTACCGTAACTTTATTCTCAAAATTGCGGATCCCTTTCACAATCAGTTCATAGTTTTGAGTCATTGAATTACTCTCCCCGTGCAGCCTTACGCTTGTCTTCTCTGATTTTGAAGTACAGATTTGTCAGATAAGTCAGGAAGCCCAGAACCAGACTCCCCAGAACACCAATCGCAGCCCACTGTGACGGACTGACCTGATCAAGCCACTGTAAAAACCAGTAGCCAGCACTGCCTGCGGAGGTGCCGTAGGCAATGCCCGTTGAAATTTTGTCCATGGATTTCATAGCCTCACCTCCGCAAATAACGGATGGCGTAGTTTTACACTGAGAAATGAAAGGGATTTGAAAAGAAAAACCCGCAAAAGCGGGCGAAACGATATATACAGAAAGGAAAGCACTCTATCCAACAAACCACCCACAGTTGATCGGAATAAAAGCAGAGTGCTTATGAATGATCGCCTGCCCGAAGGTTAGTATTTCTGCACAGCAATTTTGCAAAAAAAGGCGATCATTCATAACTTAAACGTCTTTCAGTCACTCCGGGATTTCCCATCATCGCAGACTGAAAGACTCTGACTGGAGCGGGCAGCGGGAATCGAACCCGCATCATCAGCTTGGAAGGCTGAGGTAATAGCCATTATACGATGCCCGCATATGGTGCCGACTACCGGAATCGAACTGGTGACCTACTGATTACAAGTCAGTTGCTCTACCTACTGAGCTAAGTCGGCACTGGACCGCCACCGGGGACTCGAACCTCGCACTCTCAACTTAAAGGGTTGACGCTCTTTCCTGATGAGCTAGTGGCGGTTGGTGGCCCTTGCTGGATTTGAACCAGCGACCTGGCGATTATGAGTCGCTCGCTCTCACCACTGAGCTAAAGGGCCATATGCGGAATAATACTTATGCCAGTTTAGCTCTGCAATACCCTACCCTGATTAAATCCTGCATATTGGCCTACACATGATAAAAGAATCTGAGCGGTCAACAGAAAGTTACTCAGGCAATATTAACGAACTCTGACTACATTAATTTCAAAGTCATCAATCTGCCCGCTATTAAGTATAACGAATGCAGAACTCCCATTACTGTACGATTTCGATAAAACCAGACGATCATCATAGCGTGCAAGAACGTAATACCAAGTATTCTCATAGTGGATCGTCTGATATTCCCTCTTAAACTGGGGTTTATACCAACCGGCAATAAGAGAGAATGTCCAGAAATAAATCATGAATCCAGCCATAATAAACTCAATTCGGTGATGGCGAATAAAAGACACTTCCGAAAAACATTTGACTGAAATAAGTCTTCTTCCTGACCTGACAAAAAGCGTAATTGTAAAGGCAGCAATAACACAAAAAAACAGCACATCTGGCTCAACGTGCTGATGAATTACCGAAAACTCCAGAACAGGCGGAATAAAAAGCAGCAATATTGCCAGAAAAAGTCTGATAAAACTCAAATTCTGTATATTGTTTTTTTGTTTTATGCCTAAAAAGAAAACAATACCTACTCCCCATCCAGTAAGGAATATAACGATAACGCTCACAGCATAAAACAAACTTCGGGCCACATCATCAACGCCAACCCCGACGATCCACCATGGAAAGCCATAGTAAAAGGAAGTCCCCCATCCATAGAAATAAGCGCTTCCCCATCCAAGACAGCCCATATAAGCAATAAAAAGTGAAGAGTTCCTCAGCAGAGTGCTGTCATCCATACCCATCTCTCTAACAATTTTAAAACATCAACTCATCTTACATAACAAAGGAGATTCCATGCAGTCAAGAGACTTCAGAGCAGGAGAAACTCATTGCGCAATCGCCATCACGTTTAACGTTATGCACCGCTTTCCAGATATAAAAAACCCGCTCGATGGCGGGCTGTAAAAATCCTTCTAACGTCAGGCATAAAACGCCCATCGTTAGAGCAAATTTACCACAGATTCGGGAAAAATCAACAACACTATCGCGTTACCCTCTTTAACTGCCGCTCCGCCCATGCCTCTTCAATGTCAAACCGAACCACCAACGTATCGTAAAAGCGTTTCACTGATTTTTTCCACGTATCAAGCGTGATAGCACTCGTCACTTTGCGTATGGCATTAAATGCCTCCGTTGATGGTAGTCTTTCATAGCCCCGACCGCCACAACGCTGGCAGTTCCTGATTACAGGCATACCCCGTTTTTCCGACTCTTCACGATGAATGGCAACACCACGCCCACGGCAGTCTTTACAGGCAGTGGAAATCTCCCCCTTCCCTTTACATTCAGGACAAGAAACTTTCACCACCTCCCGGATTTTTTTCCATTCTTCCCAGTAAGACGGATACACACCTTTCGTACACTTTGCCCATACTGGCGGCTTGCCATCCGGATACTGAACCTTGTTTGTAAAAACTTCGCTTTCAATAAATTTTTCCCCTCGGCAACAGGGGCACTGCTTTTTACTCGCTGCGCTGCGGGCATAATCCTCAAAAGCATACGAAGCCATAATGCGCATCACTGCCGGTTTTATTTCTGCCGGAAGTTTTCTTAACGCCGCCACGCGATCGCACTGACTTAATGCATAATCTGCCAGTAATTCTGTTGCCCGCGCCCTGTCATTCATACTAATACCCATTTTCCCCAGGAACGCAGAAAATCCCATCTCAGCCCGGTTTTGTGTCATACCCTGCGCAGCCATCACATCAGTGATGCTCAGCGCATCTTTTGACGTCGAGACGGATGCATCAGTCAGGCCTGGCGATTTTGGGGAATAGTATTTCGGTAAATCTTCCAGTCTCATTTTTGGACCTGCCCGTCATGCATTATTTCGTAAATCTTCACGCCCAACCGACCACCAGGAACGAGCTGACCGCGCACAATATTGATTTCATCAAACTGCTCGTCGTCTATAAGTAGTCCGGCATGCGTCAGCGCATCCAGTGGTGCTTTCAGGATATTGTCCAGGTCACGACGGCGCTTATCCGGTGGCTCTGCAATCACCTTTATCGCCAGCCTTCCGGACAGGTTTGATTTTAACCGCTGCCGGCGAACAATTAGCGCCACATCACGGCGATAACGCTCACCGACTTTTGATACAAAATATGTGTTGCCACGACGTCGCCAGTAAGTATTCACCGTCGGCGGATAAGGCAAAACAAACTCAATACGCATCAATAACCTCTTTTACCCAAGCACGCCGGTTGCAAAGGCGTGATCAAGAAAACGAAAAATTAAATCAACCTGGGAACCATGCTTTTCTTCGAACGCCAGCGGATCCGCATGAAGTTCGTTGTGATGTTCCCGGCACAACGGTAGCGTGAAAATATCGTGGGCCTTTGTTCCCATCCCTCCCTGACCGTGACCAATCAGGTGATGGGGATCGTCGGCTGGCTGACCACAACACGCACACGGCTGTGTCTTCACCCAGCGCGTATATTTCTCATTTACCCAACGGCGACGTTTAGGTCGCCTCATGAAAGATTCCGGAGAGTCCGGATCAACGGCAATGCTGACCACCGCCTTTTCCAGTGGTGGGTTCTGTTGCTGGTGGAAGTGAGGCAACGGCGCAAGATTTTTTGTGCGCTGCTTTAGTATGCTGGTGGCGGTCTGCTCTCCCGGTACGATGTCGCTTTCGCGGTACACCGCGCGGATTTTTTCCGCACGTAACCCCAGAGAACGACGTAATACTGCCTCCGGAAGCGCGTCCGCCACTTGATTGCAGACCGCCCACCAGGATAATTCAGCCAGCGATAACTCCCGCTCCTGCGTGCCATTCATTGCATGGCGTATGACGTCAATCATCCATGCTGCCAGGTTTTGTTGAGCAAGTTGCTCAAGTGATTCGGATGTCTGGTCACGCAGCTGGTTATCGCAGTGCCAGCACAACACCATCGCGCCGGTGCCGTAACGATGTATGACGGTTTCACTGTGATGATAGTCACCATGAGGCCACTGGCAGGATTTGACATGACGCAACAGCCAGTCAGACAGTGCACCAGCGCCGCCAGCAGCACGAATCACACGCTCATTGCTGAAAAACCGCAGTAATGATTTATCCTCCGCCAGCGGCTGGCGAACGGCAGGGACGATGCCGGACGGCAGACCACGCATGCTTTTCGGTTCCGGCTCCACCAGCACTCGAGGGTTATGGAATACCTGCATGGATTCACGGCCTGGTTTAAGGACCACCAGCCCAAGTTCCGGTACCGGAACAGGTCGAAGTAATACCCGCACGTTACCTCCAGATGCGTTGCTGGAATGTGCGGGACGGACGCGGTGGGCGCTCGGAGTACGGCAGCCTGACGTAGATTATCCAGTGACGATAATCGAGGCTGAGGGCTTTCTTAACCTCGTATCCACGCCTGCGGTAACACTGAATTATCCATTCAGCCTGCTCTTCAGTGCATGGAGGATGCTGGAACCAGTCTGATTTGAATGCGTGAAAACGCCGTCCGCACCTGCTGGCAAAGACGGCAGAATCATTAGAATTGTGTAATTTGGTATCGTGCGCCATCGGTTGTCTCTGCTGGCGCAGCAGGTGCCAGTTGTTCAGGCTGGCGTGCGAATTGTAAACCAGAATGCCAGGAAAAAACAAAACCCGCCGAAGCGGGTTAAGTGCGGGTGCGTTGAGGATG